TCGTCCGCCTGCGGAATTTCCTTCAGACGCTCCCGCAGCTCGGCGAGGGCTGCCAGGAGGTCGCGCATGATCAGAGCGCCTGCTTGGCGACCTCCGCGAGCTGCTCGAACGCGACGGGATCGCGGACGGCGAGATCGGCGAGCACTTTGCGGTTGATCTCGACGCCGGCCTTGCGGAGCCCGTTCATCAACCGGCTGTAGGACAGCTCGTGCAGCCGGGCAGCGGCGTTGATGCGCGTGATCCAGAGTCGCCGGAACTCGCCCTTGCGGCGGCGGCGGTCGCGGTAGGCGTAGGCGGCGGCATAGGCGGCGGCGGCGCCGGCGGCGGCGGCGTCGGCGTAGGCGGCGCGCCAGTCGCTCTCCGCGACCGGATCGCCTGCGATCACCTTCCCGTACATCTCTGCCACGCGCTGAATCGCTGCTCGTTGGGCGTCGGTCTTGGCATACTTAATGACGCCCGTGCGTTTATCGACGAGCAGCCACACAGCGAAGCGCGGCCAGACCAACGACAGATCAGCCCCCACGCGAATGGCGTTCAGGAAATTGCTCGGCCATGTCGAGGCCTTCCCGTTCGCCATGCCCTCAAACATGCAGTCCTCAAGTCGCGCCAGGATATGCGGGATGCCGAGCTCCGTCTCATAGGCCGCGTGATTGGCCGAGTGGATCGTGCAACCCACGGCGCAGCCTTTGCCGTTCGCCCAGTAGGTGCCATGGATGAGTTCGTCCAAGCGCTGATGCTGCCGCACGCGGGCGAGGTACGTGGCCTTGATGGCCGCCTTCCCATGGAAGGCTCGGAGGTCGGTCTGGAAGTTCATGCGACTCCTCGTTGGGGGCTTGCGCGTTAGCAACGCCCTGAGTATAGTTAGCAATATGGAAAAGCGCAAGTGCGAAGTCTGCGGCCGATCACTCCGAGCGCCCAAGCCCAAAGGGCGGCCGCTGCGGTACTGCTCGCCCAAGTGCCGGTGGAAGGCGTGGGACCTGCGGCACCCTCGTGCCCGAGCGCTCGCGTGACCCTCGCCCGCTGTCCCCGCTGTGGACACGTCGTGCACCTCGTCATCGGCACCGCGTGGGTGAGCGAGCGCTGCACGAGCCGCCAGTGTGGCCTCGTGATTCACGTCTGGACGATTGTCCCCGAGCCGGTCTCCTGGTGGGACGGCCCCGGGCGCCACTGGTAACCCGAAAGGACCTATGAGCCAACCTGATGATGTGACCGCAACAGATTCTGGCGCCAAGTTCACCGCGCACGACGAAGGCCAGTACGCTGTCCTGTGTGTCGATGTAGTAGACCTAGGCATCAACGTCGAGCAGTTCGGAGATGATGAGCCCCGTGAAGTCGCGAAGGTCGCGCTAGTCTTTGCCTCAGGTGCGCGGCAGGATGACGAGGCGAAGAGCCTGACACTCGTCACGACGGAGATGACCAAGAGCGCCAACGAGAAGGCGAACCTCCGGAAGTTCATGGAAGCCTGGAGAGGACGGTCCTATACGACCGAGCAAGCGGAGCAGGGCCTTCCCGTGACGAAGCTTTATGGCCAGCCGGCCTTGGTGAGTTTGGAGCACGTCACCACCCGCAAGGGGCGGAAGTTCGCGAAGATCACGAGCATCAGCCCGTTGCCGAAGGCGATGCCCGCACCGGATAGCGCGTTGCTCAAGGAGTATGAGCGGCCGAAGTTTCTCACGGATCGCAAGGCGGCCTATCTCGAGGCCTTGAAGAAGCACCGCGGCGAGGATGCGATTCCGACGCCAGCGTATCCGGTTGGTGAGGAATCCGATGACGATTCAACGGTGCCATTCTGATGCCGATCCCTCAGTGGGTGCGCCCGCAGGATTCGGTAACCGTGCCGGATACGGTCGCGCCCGTCTCCACGCTGTCGGACATCGAACTCCGCATGGGCATCCCGAGTTTGGAGTCCTTGCTGGCCGAGCGGGATACATTGGTCAAGGAGCTCGCGCCCTTGCGGGCGAAGCACGGTCCGGGCGGGATCTTCGGAGATTTGCGGAAGGCTGAGTTGGCAAAGGTGGCCGCGATGATCCGCGCGATGGCCGTGGGGAGCCAGCAGAAGGTGACGGAGGCGTTCATTGAGGAATCGGCGCACCAGCACCCGACCTACACGGACTTCCTCACGCAAGCGACCGTAGAGAAGGCGCGTTACTTCGAGTTGGAGAACCGCGCGATGGGGATTGCGGATCTGATTCAGCGGGGCAACGCAGTGGCCAGGTATCTTGCTGCAGAGGCGCATCTCTCGTGAAGCGCTCGCCCTTGCTTCGGTCAGGGAAGCCCTTGAAGCGGAGCCGGATGAAGCGCCGACGCACCGTGAAGGCGTTCGCGCATCGCCGGGTGCCCGAGTATCAGGCATGGATTCGGAGCTTCGCATGCTTGTTGCGCGGTCGTGATCCTGACAAGTATTTCTCATGTCCGCTGGGGATCTTCGGCAGTCAGTGTGCTCATGTGCAATCACGGGGAGCGGGCGGTGATGACATCGGGAATTGTGTACCTCTCTGTGCATACCACCACGACGCCCAGCATACGATGGGTATCGTCAGTTTCCAGCAGCATTACGGGATTGATCTCCATGCCATCGCTCGTGACTTGGGGCGTCAGTATGCGGCGCGGAAAGCCGTAACCGAACGGTGGGGCACATGAAGGTTCGATGTCAGAAGTGCGGCGATGTCCTGGTCCTTTCCAGTCGTCGGGTGCGAGGTCTTACGCACGGTATGGGTTGCGGCGGTCAGTTCCGGCGTGTCCTAGCTAACGGTCGGGGCAGGCTACAGGCCCGACACCGCTCACAGAGGGATAGGCTAGGCACGCCATGACCGATCCCTTTGCGGGCTGGGCCGACGCTCAGACCTACGAGTTCCCCACGTCCCGCACCGATCCTGGCCCTCCGGTGGTCTTAAGTGAGGGTTATTCGGAGCCTACTTGGGTACGACTCCGTGATCCCCAGTCCGGGCTCGGGATTGGCTGGGAGCCCGCGCCCCGCTTGCGGTGCGTGTTCTGCGGTGGCGATACCTCCCGGGCCGTAGTCTCGGCGGTGATGGTGGATAGTGGACGCCGCCCGAACCGCTTTGGGGTGGAACGGGTCGCCCTGTGTCCCACGTGTAGCGAAGCAGACTTTCACCGGAGGCGCGCATGATCGGGCATTTCCTCTTGCAATTGACGCCGGCCCAGGCTAGTGCCGTGTTGGTGACGGCTATTGAGGGCGGCAGGCTCCGCAAGCAAGCCTCGACGAATGGGAGCCTGTGTTTGACCGAAGCCGCGCGAGGTTTCACTGGAACGTCCTACGAGTTTGGGCGCGACGTGCGATATGGCCATGAACTCACGACGCTTATCGCGTGGGAGGGCGACGACAACTCCGTACCGTGGCGCTATGACTATCTCTGCATCCGATTTGGTGAAGTCCGTGTGAACGCCGCCATCCGGAACCGCATTCTCTCCAATCGCGCCTGGCGTGTCCTTTCGACGCAGGACCGTTATACTGTGGGGCATGGTCACCAAGGCCCTCGTGCGCCGAGCGAAGCGCCAGAGCCGAAAGCGGGCGTTTCGCCGGAGAGCTCAGCAGTACGCTCGAGCGCGTCAGCGTGATCCCTACTGGCGGGCGTTCGTGGAGCGGCTGCAGCGCGAGGCGTAGTCACGCTGCGTCACGGATGAGCGTGACACGTCACGGTGCGGTGTGACCTTGACACGAGCCGGAATCAAGTGAGTATTCGGTGTGCGCGCGTCCCGTCGAAGGGCGTCACGCACGCGACAATCAGGTGCCACGGAGCTGCAGTTGCGGCCCGTCTCGTATGCCTACCCTGTCCCGGTTGCACCGCCGCGGCCAGGATTCGACAGGCGACGAGCGGGCCGCTTCCGTTTCCCGCTCCGGCGTTCTGACACCGTTCGCCGAGACCGCATCGGGTCGAGTGGTCTGAACCCAACGGGACGCGCATCGGCAGCCGAACAATTCCGGGCACTGTCGCCCCTGACAACCCGGCTCGGCAGATAGGCTGCGGCAACGATGCACAGCCAGGTGCATGGCTCTGAGTCCGATTCACGGCGCGAGCGCGTTCGTCCACCAGCACGACGCGGCCGGTTTGGGACAGCACGCTGCGACCATGTCAAACGCTCGGCAGCTTACTACCTGCCGAGATAAAGGGGCTGGTGTCTATGAGCGAGCGGACGATTTTGGTGACGACGGATTACGACCGCACGCGCCTGATCCGCGCGTTGCAGGATCGGCTACGGAAACGGGCCATTGAGATGAGCCAGGGGACGTTGGAACGGATTCTCGATGCCTACGATGAGATTCGGCCATGACCTGGGCGCCCTGGATTGAGAGTCCGGCGAAACTCCAAGAGGAGATTCTGGGCGGCATCGCCAGCCGACCGCAGATCGGGCGCTATTTCAAGCCCTTGCAACCGACCTACTCGCAGGAACAGATCCTCGACCATTTCCGGCACTACTGTATCTTCCACAAGGGTCCACGCTGCGTCTACTTCTCCATTCCGAAGTTCGTGAGTTCATTCGGACAGTGGGGCCGACCGATGCAGAACCCGGTGTTCATCCCGAAGGTGCGCTATCGCACGGCCCAGGAATGCGACGAAATCGCGGGGATACCGCCGACATGACCCTCACTCCGCATTTCGCTGCGAGGCTCTACGATGCATGGGTCGTCCGCTCAGTCATTCCACCGCATTTACGTCATGGGGACCGACGCGACTGCGCACTCCGCTTGCGGAAAGCGCCTCGGATCTGGCGGCGGATGCCAAGCATGATTCGGCACCTTCCGCACCGTCGCACCAAGCGATGAAACCCCGCTCCCAGCGTCCGCTCAAGTCCTGGCAAGTGAGCCACGAGCACACGAGCCCCGCCCTCCCGGAATCCCAGCTCGAGCCCTGGACGCTCAATGCGCAGGACGGCTCGCTGCATCTCCTGATCGGAACGCGCCTCTTGGCGTGGGTCTCGAAGGAAACGGTGCTGCGGTTACGGGTAGAGGATGTGCCAGCCTGCGAGCTCGTGATCCGTGGCTGAACGCCTCGTGAAAAGTCCGCATGAGTGCGGTGCGTGGCAGTCATGGGAAGTGACGCTCTTGCACGAGTTGCGGGCGAAGCGGCTGACTTACGCGAAGATCGGGGAGATAATTGGCCGCTCGGCGGCGGCGGTGCACCGGAAGTGCATCGAACTCATCGGTCGGGACGCGCTGGACCGCCAATGGGGAGGTCGGCCACGCCACGACGGGAAGCCGCCGCGGGTGCAGACGCCAATCGCGCCGCCGATGCGGATGCGTAAGCACGGCTCGCCTGATTCAAAACCGATGCCGACGAATCTGCCCGGGAAAAGTGCGCAGCAGTTCTGTCCGCACGGGAAGAAGTGGTTGTTTCGGTTGAACGGCATGGGGATCGTGGAGGAGTGGTGCAGTTGTGCTTCCTGAGTTGACGCTCGGCTGTCCGGATTGCGGAACCACGCTCTCGCGCGGCGAGGTCCGCGAGGATTACGAGATATATCACTGCGGGCTGTGTGGTCGCCGGGTGCGGATTACGGTGATGGCATTAGACGACGACGGGTAGGGCTCCGAGCGGTGGCGTTCGTCCAGGGCGAGACTCTTTGGCGTCCTGTCCGGTAAAGAGAACAGGGCTCAGCGCGCCGCTCGGAGGTCTTTCGCAATCCTCGTCGGGAGTGCATTTTAGGAGATGCCCGACCCGATATCTCTCCGTCGCAAACAGGATCCGAAACTCGCCGCCGCGCTCGAGGCCATGTCGCCTGAGGACCGGACGCGGTTCGAGACCATCAAGGTCGCTGCTGACAAGACGCGGGAGATCGCGCATGGGATGCTGGACACCCAACTGGACCGCATCCTTCCGGAGCTCCTGACGCACATCGATGCCGGCGGGTCGTTCGCCGTCTTTGTGGTGGACCCAACCCAATTACCGATTATGCCATCAACGACGACTCTCTTGGGGTCGAACGGCAAGCCCCTGTGAACGTGAGCGAACGGTATCCCGGCACGTTCAAGTCTTGGCAGAAGATGCGGGCGCGATGCAACAATCCCAATCAACGCGGCTATGCCCGTTATGGCGGTCGTGGCATCAGATGCTGCGAGCGCTGGGCGGTGTTCGACAACTTTCTCGCTGATATGGGGGAACGACCAGAAGGTCGAGAACTGGATCGGATCAACAACGACGGGAATTACGAAGCTGAGAATTGCCGGTGGGCGACTCGCCGTCAGCAAACACTCAACACCAGTAAGAATCGTCGCATCACCTACCAAGGTGAATCGCTGACGCTTGCGGAGTGGGCGCGGAAGCGCGGTCTCTCCGTGAATACCCTAGCATCTCGACTCCGCGCAGGCTGGTCGGTGGCAGCGGCGATTACGCAGTCAGTGGATCAGGACATGGCGCGGCGTAGTCAAGATGCCCTCAATGCCCGTTGGCACAAGCCGCGACTTCTCGCGTGAGTCGGGCCACCGTTGTGCAAGTGCGCGCTGCGCGTGACGTTGGGCCGACAAATCCGCGTGGGCGTCCAGCGTTCGACTACAAAGCCTGGCTCTCCGCGCTTCTCTCCCATAAGAATCACCAGTCGGCCTTCAAGCGCGCGTTGTTCCGGGATACACACCCGCACTTCATGTCGGCCACGAAACACGCCGCTGCCTACGCGGAAGGCTTGCCCGTTCAACCCACGGTGGACCTGACGCCCCAACAACCCACGCAACTCACCGCCCAGCAACTCTTGGAAGCGATCCCACGCTTGGTGAACGTCTTGCCGGGAGATGCCCAGGGGAAAGCCAAGCTCCTGAAAGCCATCGTCGTGGAAGCGAGCCTCGTGGAATGACCGAGCCCGTGCAGGTGAAGTGGGGCGATATCGTGCTCCACCTCCAAGATCCCAAGCTGCAGCACTCCACGTGGACCGCGCATTGTGGCTGCAAGCATTGGGCGGACGGCCGGTGGGAGAAATGCCCCGGTCACGCGGCAGGGCAAGAGATCGTGGAGGCGTTGCGTGCGTAAGCTGGCCCGCTGGCTCCGCTGGGTCGCGGGCGCGGCGGTCTCCGCAGCCACCCCACTCCCATGGCTCGTAGACGTGACGAGCCCCCGCTTTGAAGCGTTGGAGCAACGGGTGACCAAGCTCGAGCGCACGCAGCCGACGTGTTGGGTTACAGTGACGCGGGATACGGTGGAGTGGCTCGCGCCTCCTGTGCGGACGACGGCGTGACGATTGCGAGTCCCGAAGCCTTCCAAGCGGGACTGCGCGACTTGTGGTTTCCCCTCTTTCCGTGGCACCGCCAACAGCAAATCGGATTGCAAGCCCACAGTGATATCGTGATGATACTCGGGGGGACTCAATCTGGAAAATCGGTTTTGAGTGCAGGGATTGTCGGGCGACTGATTCGGCGAGAAGGACCAATCTACGCGCGGCTCAGGAATCCGCAACGGGCCCTCAAAGTCTGGGTGGCGCCGCTGACGTTCGAGAAGTGGCGCTCGAATTGGGAGCAACGCTTGCTCACAGACGTGTTCGCGGGACTCGGCGCGAGTTATACGCAGAGCCCGCACCCCGTCATTACTTGGCGTGACCAATACGGCGAAAGCAGTCTCTGGGGGAAGGCGCAAGAGCAAGGCTTCATGGCGTTCGAATCGGACACGGTGGACTTGATCGTGCTGGACGAGGAGCCAGAAGACGTGCGGCTCTATGGGAGCTGTATGCAGCGCTTCGCCACGACGAACGGGGTCTTGGTCTTAGCGTTCACCCCACTCCTGGGCATGGACTGGACGTACTCGCGACTCTACGAACCTGTGGCGAAACCCGAGTATCAGCGTGGGGATCGCATCTGGAAGTCGTCAGCGAAGGGGTCCACGTCGGGCGTGACGATTATCCAAATGGGCATGGCCGACAACCCGGCGGCCCAAGGCGCCGCAGAACGTCTCCAGGCTGATCCCGTCATTTCGGAGCAGGAGAAGCGCACCCGCCTCTACGGGGAATACGGCTTTGTCGAAGGCCTCGTGTTCCCGCAGTTCCAGGACTGGCGACATTACTACGTGCCTACGTTACCGCCGAACCGCCCCTACTCGTGGGTGCTCACCATCGACCCCAACAAGCGCCATGCCGGACTCCTAAGCGCCTTGGACCACGAGGGCAACTGGTACTGTGTCGCGGAGCATTTCCAGACGGACCGCCCAGACAGTTACCATGCACGTCAGTACTTGGAGCTCTTGGCCCGCTGGCATTGTCCGAACGCGCTGGTGTTTGCTGATCCCGGAGGCTCTGGCGCGCAGAGCATCGTGAACATGGCGGAACACGGGATCTTTGCCTCGCCCGTGCCGAAGGATGCGGGCTCAGTCAAGGCGAGCATTGACCTGATTCAGCGCATGGCCTGGCAGGACCCGGGGCATTGGCACCCCACGCAGATGGACGACAAGGGCCACCGAAAGCTCGGGGCGCCGCGCATCTATTTCGTGGCGAGCCTGTGGAGTAGTGCCTGGGAAGGCCATACGAACGACTCCCGCTTGGTCTGGGAGCTCCAGCGCTACCGCTGGCAGCAGAACGTGCCCTTCAAGCCGGTGAAGGCGGATGACGATTGCACGGACTGCCTGCGGTATCTGGCCCTGGTGCGACCGTTCCAGCCCGACGAGCCCGATCATACCAAGGCGATGCTGCGGCAAAAGCTGGACGATCTGAGTTATCGGGAAGCGCAGGATTCCGCGAAGGTCATGCAGAAACACGCGGCCGGACGGTTCCGCAAGGAGCGGACCGATCCCGACCTAGACTTCGCCCCGCCAGAGGTGGACCTCACGTGAAAACGGAACGTGAGCGTGCTAGGGATCGCGCATGGCGTGAGGCCAACAAGGAATACCTGCGTACATATGCTCGCGAATACGCTCGTAAGCATCGGGAACGAACTGCCGAGCGTAGGCGCGCATATCATAGACGGTGGCGTGCCAAGAACCGTGACAAGACATTAGCTAATGCGCGTCGGTATCATGGCAGGCATCCTGAGAAACGGCATGATCGGCACCTCCGTCGCATGTTCGGGCTTACGCATCAGCAGTACGATGATATGCTCAAAGCCCAAAACGGTACGTGTGCGATCTGCCGCCAACCCGAAACGCAGATATGGCGAGGGAAAGTCAAGCGATTGGCGGTCGACCATCACCACAAGACGGGAAAGATTCGCGGCCTATTGTGTGATCGGTGCAATCGGGCCGTCGGATTCATCGAAGGGTTGATAGATGCCAATTGCGGTGATCGCGCCATGGCATATCTGCACGGGGCAATATGCTTTACGTAGCCCGGCATGCGTCGACTGCCCATAATAGCGACCACCCCACGGAGGAGCGTATCCGGGGCTGGGGGGACATCGGCATCTCGGCCCAAGGGAAAGCGGAAGCTCATGCCGCCGCCGATGCATTGCGGGGGACGCCGCCAACCCTCATCTTCGCGAGTGACCTGCCGCGCGCGAAAGAGACGGCCGAGTTGATCGCGAAGGAGTTGGGCGGCATCCCGGTCGTGGCGGACCAAGCCTTGCGGACGTGGAACGTGGGGCGCATTACCGGACAACCCGTGATGACGGCCAAGCCGCAGCTCGACAGGTTGCAGCATCAGAAGCCGACACAGCCGGCCCCGGAGGGTGAGAGTTACGCGGACTTCTACCGGCGGTGGGCGAAGATCGTGGGCCAGTTGCGCCAGGTCGGGAAACAGGAAGATGTGCTCGTGGTCGTGCATGGGCGGCAGGTCTACAGCTTGCCGAACATCCTGGCCCATAAGGGGACGACGGGGATTCCCACGCATGGAGCACCGGACCCGGGGGACGTGTTGCGCGTGAACGAGGACACCAAGCGCGCGGAGTACGCGCATCGGAGTGGCGCGAAAGCGAAGGCGACCGCATGAAGTGGCCCTGGGTCTCCCGCTCGGTCTACGAGGACGCCGTGCGGGACAAGCGGGTGGCGGAAGATCGCCTCTACGCCGCCTGGAAAGAGGGGAATCAGATTCCCCCCCGCGACGCGGTGACACCCAAGAGTGCGGAGCCGATCAAGCTGCTCCCCGAGAAGTTGCACAGTTTCGTGCAGAATTGGGAGAGCCCCGAAGTGCGGGCAGACTTGGAGCGCGAAGCCCGACTCTTGCATTTCGATCTCGGCATGACGGAGGACCGCGTGTTGCAGCTCTGGCAGGACCGCCAAGGGGGCGAGCGGTGACCACGACCAATCTGGTCCTGAGTGACGTGCAGCGGGCGATACAGGCGGTCATCAACCAAGGGGGCGAAACGCCCACCAAACTGGTCGTGCATCCCACCGCGGTGGCCGATGTGGCGCCCTTAGCCGTGGAACTCGGGTTAGCGCTCGAGGTGCGGGACGACGTGCCCACCATGACCGTGTGGGCGTCCTGCTAATGGCGACCACGGTAGCCCCGGATCACGCGAACGATGTCAACACGCCAGGGACCTTAGCCTATTCCCGGACGCCCGACTATCCCGCGCTTGACGCGGACAACCGCAAGAAGGCCGATTACGTCGGCCGAGTGATCAACGACGGGCAATTCGATGCGATCGGGCGCTACAAGCTCGCCACGCAGCACCTGTTGTTCATTGATGGAAGAATGCACATCGACTGGGCGCTTCGGGAGAAGGTGTGGATGGACGCGCCCAACATCGACAACAAAGTCCGGGTCACCTACAACTACATCCGGCCCATTCTCCGCGCCCGGATGCAGCGCCTCCTCTCCCCCACGATGTCGTGGCGCGCGACCCCCAAGTCGAACGACTACGAGGAACGCGACCGCGCGACGGTGGGCTCGAACTTCCTCCAGGACCGCTGGAAGAAAACGGACCTCGACGGCAAGTCTCGCGCGGCCTTATGGCTCGCCTTCGGCTGTGGGGCGAGCTGGCTCAAGAGCTTCTGGAACCCGAAGATCGGCACGCTCCGCAATGCGACGGTGATGGCCCCGCATCCGCAGACGGGGGACCAGACCGAGTATCCCGTGGACCGCGAAGGAAATCTCTTGGCGGACGGGGATGGCAACCCCATCACGGAAGGGGCCTATCGCTATCGGCCGGGCGACGTGGATACGGCAGTCCGGAGTTTGTTCAACATCCGCATTAACCGGGATGCAATGGGCTTAGATGTCGCGGAAGGGTTCCGCTGGCTGGTCGATACCGAAGTGGTCCCGATCTCCGTCATCAAGGAGAAGTATGGAGCTGCCGCGCGCAACGTGTCCACGGTTGCAGGCATCACGACCATCCGGAACTACGAAAGCATCGTCCGCAGTATCACTGCCCCGTACGGCACGATCACGGGGAACGATCTACTCACGGGTCGTGACGGTGGGCGGTTACCGGATCGCGAGCTCACCCTGCTCTCCGAGTATTGGGAAGCGCCATCAGAAGCTCTCCCACATGGCCGCTTACTCGTAGTTGGAGGCACCGAACTCCTCTACCCGCAGGACCCCGACCAAGACGCGCAAGGCCTCCCGCAAGGGATAGTGCCTTATACCGCGCTCTACGACGAGCGGCGGCCTTATGATCCCTACGGGCGGGCGATGTGCCGGGACTTGGTGAGTCCCCAAAAGGTCATCAACCAGCAATGGGGCTTGGCCTTGCAGGAGCAAGGGCTCGCGGGCATCGGCCAGTGGGTGGGCTTGGACATCCCGGGGTTGTTCGACAACATCACGAACGTGGCGGGGGGCCACGTCAAGATCCCTATGCACTCGGCCGTGATGAACAAAGCCTTGGGCGAGATCATTCAGAAAGTCGGGCCGGTGACGGTGAGCCCGGATCGCTGGCGGATGATCGAGGAAGCCCTGAAGGCCATGTTCGATATCGGGAGCTTCCACGAGATTCAGCGCGGCCAAGTTCCTCCGGGCGTGGACTCGGGGATCGCCGTCCAGCTCTTGCAGGAAGCGGAAGCGGGACAGTTGGTGGACGCGGTGATGCAGCTCAAGAAGACGTTCATTCAGTGGGGCCGCCAGCAGTTGACGATTGCGCGGTGGGGCTACGACCCCGACGAAACTCGCTGGCTCCCCGTCCATCGGCAGGACCTAGAGTTCATGGTGGAAAGCATCACGGGGGACGATCTCCCGGACCCGGACGACATCGACATTGATCTCGAGGGCTTCAAGCCACAGAGTCAAGCCGCGATGCGGGCGGACATCAAGGACTTTACGGAAAAAGGGTGGATGACCCCGCAAAAGGGGCTCGCGCTCATGGACCTCGGTCGGGGCGTCGAAGGCGCGTTCGCGAGTCAGACCCGTCACTATGCGAAGGCGCGGAAAGAGAACATCAACTTCGAGAAGGGCCAGATTCAGGTCGAGCAAGGCCCTCCGGCCGTGGGTCCGGATGGGCAACCGACGGGGCAGCCGCAGGTCGTGTTCCGGAACAAGGACGGCTCGGATGTTTTCTTGCCCGCCGATGATGACCATGCCATCCACATCGACGTGCATGAGGAGATCATTCTGGACGACGCGAAGCCGTGGAAGGTCCGCCAGATGTTGATCGAGCATGTGGAGGACCACCGGCAAGCGATGACGCCACCGAATAGCCTGATGCAACCAGCGCCGGGGGGTCCGCCCCCCGTTGGTGCGGGAGCTGCACCGCCCCATGCGGCATTACCTCTGGGCGCTGGAGCGCCAGCTCCGGGGGGGCCACCCGCTCCACCGCCTGAGCCTCCGCCTCCACCGGCCATTGCGCCTGCGGCGCCTCCGGGGCCGCCGGTGCCCTCGCCCGATCTCCAAGCGGCCTTGGCGCAGATTAGCGAGGAACGGCAAGCCGGGCTCGCCCATGCGGCCTTGGGCTTGAAGCACGCGGAACTGAAGCAACAGGACGAGGCGCATAAACGGGAAGTGGACGCGTCACTCCAAGCGGAGCATATCCGCGGGCAAGCGGCCGTGGAGGTGGCGAAAGCCACCCCGCCCGCTCCTCCTCCCCCCGCCCCAAGCAAGGCGGTCAAGCTCCGCATCGCGCGCGACAAGAAGGACAAGGGTCAGGTCCACGTCGAGATCGACCGAGGAGAGCCCTAAGTGGCGATTGCTGGTGTATATGTGATTTTCGGTCCCGATCGGCAAGTCTACGTGGGAGAGAGTGGCAATATTCTCCAACGTCAAATTGTGCTATTCGCGCGGCGGCTTGGCATTCCGTGGACGATCGTCCATTACGACAAGCCTAGTCGCAGGCGGTCGCGCCTCCCAATGGAAACACGTGTTACTAACTCTTACCGGGCTGCTGGGTACCGAGTTGTGAGCATTGATATGCAGGGACTCGTTGCACGTATGCAAGGGAACGTCGCGAGTATCTACTCCCGCCGTGCTGAATCACTCCGAGCGTATTGGGCGGACCCCGACAATCGGCGACGGCAAGGGGAACGGGTTCGGCAAATGCAGTTGAACGCCACTCCAGAGCAGCGTTCGGAATGGGCGCGGCGGTGCTGGGTCAGCCGCCACCGCAACGCGCGGAAGGACGGGTAGCGCTACGGCAGCATATCAAAAAATCAACGAGTTCGCACAGGATGTCTGCCAGAAACTCCACAACTTCGCCACGTCGGGGGCGGATACGTTTCAAGTATTCCTCCTAAACGCCGCGCCCTCTGCGAGCGATACGGTGGTGGACACGACGACCTCGACGCTGACGATCAAGAGTACGTCCAACTCGGTGGAGATCGCGGCGGGCAATGGGTATTCGAAGGGCGGGACCTCGCTCGGGACCTTGACCACGGCCAGTCAGTCGGCGGGCACGATGACGGTGGCGGCGAATCAGGTGGTGTTCACCGCCTCTGGGGGCACGATTGGGCCGTTCCGCTACATCGTGCTCTACAACAACTCGACAGCCTCCACGAGCACCCGGCCCCCGATTGCCTGGTGGGATTACGGGAGTGCGTTGACGCTCAACTCCGGGGACAGCTTCACGATCCAGTTCAACGGGGCGAACCCGGGCACCGTCTTCACGCTCGCATGAACGCGTGCTGCGAAGTGCCAGAGAATCGCCAGACGGAATTGTCCTATGATGGCACACTAGTGGTGCAGAAGTATGAACGCTGCGTCGTGTGTGGGGCGCGGCACTACACGCTGTCCATAGACCCCGTGACGTTGGGGCTTACGGGCACCGATACTGAAGGAGTCTCCCGATGACGCAGCTCCCGAGTTTGCTGGACTGGGCGCGCGAGTGTGAGCGGCGCCATCCCGTCGTGCCCCTCTCACCGACCGTGCAAGCGGCCAAGCGGGTCCGCATGATGGACGGGCCATTCTACTGGGATTCGCGCGGGCCGTTCATTACGACGGACATTGGGTCGGTGACCTTGGCGACGACGAACAAGGCGCTCTACCCCCAGAGCAATTTCCCCGTGCTCGGCGGCAATTATTTCACCTATCCGGGCAAGGGATTGCTGATCCGGCTGTTCGGAAGGATCACGACGGTCGCGACGCCGGGCAACGGCCAGTGGGCGGTCTATTACGGGACCGGGGTGGATGCGAACGGGACGATTCTCGCGAGTTCAACCGCGCAAGCCCTCCAGATCAACCAGACGAACGTCTCGTGGACCATGGAGACCATCGTGCGGTGTCGGACGACGGGCTCCACGGGGACGCTGTTCTGCACGGGCTGGTCGTTGTTCAACGTGGCGGTGGTGCTCTCGACGGCGCAGCCGATCCTCATTCCGGCCTCCGCTCCCGTGGTCTCCGGTTCGGTGGACCTGACGGCCACGAACATCATCTCGGTGCAGTTCAACCGCTCGGGCTCGACGGCCGAGACGATGCAGGTGCATGAAATGGTCGTCGCCGCGCTGAACTAGTGGCAAGCGCCAGCCTCCCAATTGCGCCCTTCACGGTGGTTTTGGGGAATACCATCCTAGGGCCGCTCTCCATTACGGGGGGCCAGACGAAGTTCGTCTTGACCTTGGACATTCTGAATCTCACGAGCATGGATGTCTTGGCCGAGCTCTCGACTGATGGCGGCACCTCATGGCGACATTTGGTGAGCGAGACCGGGGTCAAAGTCGGCACGAACCCCAATACTCTCCAACCGGTGACGACGGAACGCATTGAGGCGACTTGGACCGACTGGCCGGGCGGGTTGCCGGCGGGACAAGTGCGGGTCACCCTCACCAACAGCGTCGCCTTCGCGTCTACGGGCGGATCGCTGACTCTCTCCTAATGGCCATAGCGCTCGTCACGGGCCAGAAGGCCAGCGCCCAGAACACCGCCTCGGCCACCTCGCTCGCCGTCTCGTTTCCTGGGTCGGTAGGCGCGGGGCATCTCATCGTGGTCAAAGCCACCAATGACGATCCGGGTACGGTCTCCTCCGTGGCGATGACGGGGGAGAGTTTCGCCCAAGGGGTCCATCTCGACTCGACCGCCTTCAATCACGAGACGGATGGCTGGTACGCGAAGAACACGGTCGGGGGCCAAACCCAGGTCACGATCAACTACAGCACCGGGGTAACCGGACGGTCCATCGGGATCACGGAATGGTCCGGGGCGGACACGGCGAACCCGCTGAACCAGACGGCAAGCGCTAACGACACGGGAACCGCGTCCTCAGCCATCTCGAGCCCTGACAAGACGCCGGCGGCAAGTGGGGCGCTGATCTGGGGGGCGGCGTCGACCAACTCGAGCGGTACGGGCGCCATGACGGCCAACTCGCCCTACACGCTGATCGAGAGCGAGTTTACCTGCTTCTCGGGGTCCGAAGATCAGATCCAGGGCGCCGCCGCGGCCGTGCATACGGATTTCAATACCACCGGAGCGGCGAATTGGGGTGTCGTGATGATGGCGTTCCTGCCCGCGTCGGGTGGGAGTGCCGCGCCCCTGCAGACCTCCCGCCAAACGCGGGGTCCGCGGGTGCGGTTCTTTATGCCGCAGCCTGCGCTCACCAGCCCGCCGCCGCTCGTGCCCAATCCCGCCCCGTTCCTCATTCCACGGGAGACGCCAGGGCCGCGGTTCCTGTTCCGGATGCCGAAGGCCTTCCCCGTGGTTCCAGGGACGGTGTCGGCGACGTTCGTCGCGAGTGCGGGGTCGTACAGCATTACGGGGAGCGTAGCGTCGCTCCTTGTTCAACGCACACTGACGCTCGGAACCGGGACCTACGCGATCACCGGAGACGCCGCCACGCTCACGGTGCAACGCAAGCTGGCCGTGACGGGCGGGACCTATACAATCACGGGTGATACGGCAAGTCTGACGCTCCAACGCCTGATGGCGGGGACCGCTGGGGCCTATAGCCTCTCGGGGGATGCGACGGGCCTTAGTGTGGCGCGGGTCATTAGCGCCGTCGCAGGAAGTTATACCCTTACAGGCGATGCCGCGACACTCACGTTCACGCCGGGCGGTGGGGGAACGCCGTTCACGCTGAGTGGTGATCCAGGGTTGTATGGCCTGACGGGTGCGGATGCGACGCTCATCTATCAAGTCGCGGTGGTCAAGGGCGTCGGGGGTCGGACCCTCATCAAGCCGAACCGTCAGCGCAAGCCGCGAGCAAAGGTGGTGGAGCAGCCCGTCGAACGAGGGCCGGAGTTCTCGAACACCCCGTTCATTTTCACGCCGCCCAAGCCGCAAGCGCGGACACCCGTCCTGCCCCGTCCCGTGCCGGTGCGGGAACCCGAGCCGATCGAGATCACGCCGGAACAGAGTCCGGAACCGGATCGCAGCCCGCTCCCAAGATTGCCGCAGCGTCCGGGTCGTGTCACGCGACCTACCGCCCCGACGTGGACGGACCCGGATGAATTGGCGGATGATGAGGTGGAGGCCATTGTCGTCGGACTCGCCCTCGCGGATATCTTCTAATTGAGAGGACCCATGAAACTCCTCGAAATCATCGGCTTTAGTATCATCGAGACCGTGGTTCTGGCGGTCTGGCTTATCCTCGCCGGGTTGCCGTTCAGTGGGCATTACGGAGCGGTGGTCGTGTTGTTTGTGGGGTTGCTGGCTGAGCATATCACGGCATATAACACGGGTGCTGGTCGTCCCTTCTTCTCGCTCCCGACGTGATCCCGTTCCAGCAGACCGATACCGCCGCGACCTATACCGGCGCAGGACTGACGGGCCAGCCCACCAATGCCGGCGGCACGGTGAATCGCCTCTGCATCGGGACGCCCGGGAGTGCAGTCAACACCGTGACGCTAGATGCCTTCGCGCGGGATCTCTACGCGGTGAGCTTCGATATCCCCGTGCCGAACCCAACCCTGTGGCTTGGCGGGCGGTGGGTGATCCGTTTGAACGTGCGGCTCGCGAACGCGAGTGTCTGTTGGAACCGGACGTATCTCTACCGGCTGAACGGTTCGGGCACGAACCAGGGGCTCATGGGGTCGCTGTTGCGAGTCCCGCAAGTCTTCGGGACGCCCGGGGTCAAGCAGATGATCGTGCCCACGGAAGCGCAGCCCTTGCGCGCCTATGGCGACCGGGTGCTCGTGGTCTGCACGTTCGTGAATCAAGGGACCTTGCCGCCGGCGAATCTCGTCGTCAACTCGAACAAGCCGCAAGCGTTCAGCTTCATTCCATCCGAGCAGCTCGATAGCCCTTTTTCCGGGGGGAACTGATGAGCCCTAAGTATGCGTGGCCGTTGCCGGGAGAGGGCACGACATCGGAAGAACTGATGATGACGGAAGCGCGCACGGCCATTGCCGGGATCGCGAACTACTCGAGTCAAGCACGCCGGGATGCGATCTTGGCCGAACTCATCGCGGCGCTGTTCAATGGCACGGCCTTGGTGGGTCCGCTCGCGGTGACCGATGTGCGCCCCACGCGCCTCGGGCTGGTCCAGGTGAACCTCGCGAGTACGGCCAACTCGGCCGTGAGCGTGGATGTCTCGGCGGGGACCTACTTGCAAATCACCGTCAACTCCACGGGCGGGTACACGATCAACAACCCCACGAACCTCTACGGGGTCGCGAATCTGCAACAGTTGGTCCTCGTGGAAGTCCACAACAGCTCCGGCGGGGCGATCACGACGACGTGGAGTGCGAATTGGCACTTGGCTGGAGCGTGGACCGACCCGGGGAATGGCAAGAGTCGGTTCGGCGTGTTTCTCCAACTCAATACCACGATGCAGGAGGTCGCCCGCAGTGTGGCCGATACTTAGACTCCTGGCGCTCACGTTGCTCATGCTCGTCGTGAGCTGCACGTCGCCCGTCAGCCCATGCGGGCAAGGCTACAACACCCGGGTGGATAGCCTGACACGCATTACGCTCCGGGCGGGCTGTACGGATACCGTCTACGTGAGGTTTCAATGAACGATCCCGTGAATGTCGCCCATGTCGCCGGCCCGAATGGCTCTACCTGTCAGCGCTGTGGAGCCTTGATCGGGAGTTTCCTGCAAGTGGAAGATGCCGATGCGGGCGTCCCGTTCGTCCAGCGTCCGTGGAAACACTTGGAACGGGTGGTGGAGTACGAGATGCCCACGGGACGGAGCGGATTCGCGCTCGATGTGGTCGGATTTTGCGTCGACTGTCAACCTTAAGGAGCCCCCATGCCGGAACCGAATCTGAACAACCCGCCTGACACGTCCGCGTGGGTCGCTGGTGGAACTGCGGTCGAGACCCCTCCCGCTCCTGTAGAGGAGCCTGTTGCTCCCGGAACTGAAGCGCCCCGTCCGGAGCCGGCCGCGGAGACACCGCCCGCTCCTGCGGGACAGCTCGCTGCACCGATTACGCTGTCGCCGGCCGAGCAAGTGGTCGCCGCAATGGTCAAGGGGGGGTTGACGGCTGCGGATGCCCAGAAGCTCGTGGACGCAGTGAAAACGCCGCAGCCGATCAAGGACGCCTTGGAAGCGATGCTCGACGGGAAGCCCTATCCCGTGCCCAAGAATCTCCTGTTCAACCTGAAGACCGGGACCCAGGTCTCCCAGAAGTCGCTCGATCAAGTCTTGCGGGAGGGCATGCTGTTCTCGGACTACCAGCGGAAGACGGGGGAGACGGCAGGACTCCGTCGACAGCTCGAGCAGCGCATCGCGCAGGCCGATGCTCAGCTTGCGGCGGCGAAGGAACGCGAGACGTGGCTCAAAGAGCGCGAGCAGGAGATGATCGAGGCGCAGAAGGACCCGGCTAAGTGGGAACAGTACCAGGAGACCATGCGGCTGTATCAGGCGAACCCGGCCTTCCGGAAGCTCTATGACGATGCGTTGAGCGCGCGGGAGAGCAAGGCCCAACTCGCCACGCTCTCGACGCAAGCGGAGGAGCGCGAGCTCCAAAGCGTGGTGGAGCAAGCCCGGGACTGGATTCTGCAACTCAGTTCTGAGTATCCCGGGGTGAATCCGGAGCGGGTCCGCGTGGTTCTCGCCTACGCCTGGCAGAACGGCCAGCTCCCGTGGGGGCAAGAGGCGGTCCGGTCGGTCTATGAGGGCGAGAAGGAATACTTGAATCAGGGGCCGGGGGGCCAGCAGTTGGCGAGTCTCCGGGCGGAGCTTGATGCCTTGAAAGCGGCGAAGGATGCGGAGGCGCACAACGCCAAGACGGCCCGAGCGATTGAGCGGGGCAAGGCTCCCAATACTGCTCCGGGAGGGGGAGGGCCGGAGGCGCCAGGACGGATTCTTCCGCCCAAGCCCATTCCGCCGGACCGGAGGGCGCAGGAGGAAGCGATTTCGGCGTGGAGCAAGGTGCGGGAATAGGGCCTTGCATGTTTCGCGGGAAACGTGCATACATTGAGCGTCGGGAGTCAGTACCTCGCTGAGGCATAGGGCGTTGCGGAAGCCGTCGATCTGCGGCGCCCACCTCGCGAACCTGCCACCACCCCGCTGTCGCACGCAGCCGACCTCACGGCCACCCTCGCGAGCCGCTGAGAGGCAACCGTTCCGTATGAACTGTTGACTCTGAGACGCCCTCGTGGCGTGGAGGCTTTGTGGCTGCGACTCCGAATACCCTCACGGACCTGAACAACCTCGCCAAGGACTACTGGACGAACATCTACGTCCAGGCGGCGAACCCCGAAGTCCCCCTGAAGGCCCAGTTCGGACGCCTCGAGAACGCGCAGTTCACGGGTCGCGTCTGGATCTTCGGGGTCAAGACGATGATCGGTGGCGGCTCGGCCAATGCCGGAGCCAACGCCAACCTGCCCGCTGCGGCGGTCGGGCAGTATTCCCAAGGCCAGATCAACGTTGTCCGGACCTACACCCGGATGGCGCTCGATGGCTTGGCGATCGAAGTGACGAAGAAGCAATCGGGCAGCTTCCGGCCGGCCTTGGCGGAAGTGATGTCCGACCGGCTCCAAGCCCACGATCTCGAAGTCAACCGCCAGATGTTCTGCGGGAGCACGCTTGGGGTCTCACAGGTCTCCGCGGGTGCCAACTCGACTACCCAGACCCTCACGGGCGGCGATTACGGGTTCGGCGGGGTGTCCTCCGCTCCGTCGAACGGCGGGACCGGGACCCGACACCTGTATATCAACGACGTGATTCAGTTCTACTCCTGCGTGTCGGGGGTGGCGAACACGATCCGGGCAAACGGGCCGTTCACGATCACGGCGGTGAGTCATTCCGCGCAGACGATCACGGTCTCCGGGGGGACGCCGAACACCACGACGGGCGACCTGGTCGTGCGGGCGACGAGCTCGACGGACAACACCATCGCGGGCGAAGCGGGTGGACTCTCCGTAGGCACCTTGGACTCGGGCACGTTCGAGACGATCAACCCCTCGACGGTCGGTCAAGCCTGGAAGGGCATCCGACTCAACAACTCCGGGACGCTCCGCGATATTTCGGATTCGCTCGTCATGCAGACCATCGAGACGATTCGGGCGAGAGCCCGCATGACGCCGGACCTGCTGGTGTGTCGGCCGGGCATCGTGCTCAAGTACTCCGAAATCTTCCTCCCGCTCCGCCGACTCGATGGCCAGGACGTGCAGTTGAAGGGTGGCTACAAGCCCATGGCCGCCGTCATTCACGCCGGTGGAGCGATCCCGGTGATCGGGGACAACGACTGCCCGAACTCCCGGCTGTTCTTCATCAACACCTCGAGCATCAAGCTCGCGGATGTGGTGGGCACGGACTGGGCCGACATGGACGGCGCTGTGTTCCACCGCGTGGTGGACAAAGATGCGATAGAGGGTTATTTGCGTAAGTATTGGAATCTAGCATGGATTCAACGGAACGCCAATGGGGTCGTGGAAGATCTCAATGACGTTTCGAGTATCGACAAGGTCGCGTAGACATCGGCGTAGCTGAGAGTTACGCGGTCTTGAAGTCGGCATAATGGTGCGCTCTGGATAGAGGTTGCGTAGTCAGCTCCGGTAAAGTAGATTATGGAATCTCTTACCGGAGCGCACCGTGCAGCAGACGAAACAGTGTGCAGGCTGTGGGGAGACGAAATCGGTCTCGGAGTTTCACAAGCAGCAGCAGTCGCCAGACGGATATCGGCCACGCTGTAAGGTGTGCCGCAAGGCAGAAACTGAAGCGTGGTACGTCGCGAATCGTGAGGCGGTAAAGGCGCGGAGCAAGGCGTGGCGGGAAACGCATCGCGAGCAGTACGCGAAAATGATGCGTGAGTGGCGGGCGAAGAATAAAGACTACAAGCGCCGCCTTGATCGAAGCTGGCGAGATCGGAATCGGGAACATGTTCGGCAACGGGAGCGGCTGTATCAACAGGCCCACCCCGAACATGCGAAGAATCAGAAAGCGCGTCGGCGGATTCAGCAGGGCGCCGAGATTCACCCGATCACCGCTGCTGAGTGGCAGATGTTGAAGGACCGCTACGAAGGCTGTTGCGCGTACTGTGGAGTTGAGGAGCCGAGGCCGACCATGGATCACGTCGTGCCGCTGAAGAAGGGTGGAGGCCACACGGTGGACAACATCGTTCCTGCTTGCGGACCCTGCAATCGGGCCAAGAGCACAATGTCGGTGATGGAGTTCTTGGCCTCACGGCAAGGAGCCTAGATGGCACTCTCGACCACAATCAAGACCGTTCCCGTCGTTCCCCAGGGCGCTCCGCTCGATTCCGGCACCGCCGCCGCGGGGGTGGTCTCGGGCCCCGGTCCTACCGGAGCGGCGGGGATGGTGGAAGATGGCAAAGCCCTGAATGGCCGGGCCACGGGGGAAGGGGCACTCATTCAGAGCTTGAACGCCCACATCGCGACCGTCGCGAACATGGCCTTGACGGCAGCGGGATCGGCGCAGGCCACCAATACCACGGGCGTGAAGACGGCGAATACGACGACCTTCACGATCGACGGGGTGTTCAAGTCGAAGACGGCGACGGACCCGCTGTGGGCCTTGACGGGCACGGCAGTGACGGCGGGGGGTTCGGGGGCGACGATGCACTATGCGCTCTGTCTCAACGCCTCGGGAACCGCCTCGGTGGTCCAGGGCCCGACGAATCAGGGCTCGACCACCGTCTGGACTCCTGCTCCAGCGAATCAGCTCCCCGCGGACATCTGCATCGCGGCGACGATCAAGATTAGCCTCGCCGCGGCCACGGTCTTCACCCCCGGCACCACGTCCCTCACGGCGGCCGGGGTGACTTCGACGTTTGAGGATGGCATGGATGCGGCCTTGTGGGGGGCGTACCTCATCACCGCGCCGCTCATCTAGTGGCCGGGATTGGAGGGGTCCAAACCCGACCCAGCTGGGGGAACGCCGGGGTGTCAGCCTTGGCGGGCCCTGTGGCGTTGGGCTTTGCGAACATCGCCCTCTGGCTCGATGCAGGGGCAATTGGCTTGCGGTTCGGGGATGCCGCTTCACCAGCTCGAGGGGGCAAGCTTTCGAGTTGGCCAGATCTCTCGACCAACAACACCCCGTTCGTGCAGAACACGGCCGCGAATCAGCCCACGTTCACGGACCTGGGGGCGAATCAGCAGCCCAAGGTGACCTTTGACGGCTCGGCCAGCTTCATGACCGCCACCGTCGTCGCCGCGGCCCCCTGTAGTATCTTCCTCGTGGCGAAGCTCCCCATTGCGCCGAGTGGGCAGAGCACGCTGTTCAACTCCACGGGAGCCTCGGTCATCCCCATTGGCTTCGTGGCGACGAACTCGAACGTGACCGTGGGTAACACCGCCAACCTGATTCCAGGGACGGTGACAAGCCAGTTGATTCCCTACGGGGGGTCTGGGGTCGTGGGGACGCAGGAGCCCTCCATTGTGGGCTTGGATATCACGGGCGCAGGTAACCTCGGGAACGATTACTTCAACTCTCTCACCGCGACCCATGCCGGGGGCGCGATTGGGGCGAACACGGGGTTCTCCGGGGTCATGACGATTGGGGCGCAGAACGCGGGGGGCTCGAACTTCGCCGCCATCGATCTGTACGAGCTCATCATCTTCACGGTCAATCCCACGCTGGCCCAGCGGACGACGTTGTTTTCGTACTTCGCGCAGAAGTACAATCTCGGGTCGGTGGGGATTGCGGGAGCGTTCAGTTGAGCCACCTCATCACGGATGACGAGTGGGAGGAGTACCAAGCCCTGAAACGGACGATCCGGATCAGCGAACCCTATTCAGTGGTTGCGGAGGAGGCTGCTCCGAAACCCCGCCGGTCGCGAAAGGTGGAGGATGCTGCCGAAGCCTGAGTGGGTCGCGGCTCTGAGAGCCTTGGACGACAAGGCCGACTTGCGGTTCAATCATGCCGTGAACCGCTGGGAGTTCATTCTCACAGGCGCGGACATGGTGCCCCGGAGTCAGTTCTGGTGCGTCTGGGACGGGGAACGCGATCCGGTGACAGGCTTGAAGCCCTATCGCCCCTTGGACGATGCGGGGATGCGGGAAGCGCTCGCGAACCTCGAACGGACCTTCATCGGGAACCCCTACGACGGGGCGGGGACGACGCAGCGCGAAGTGAAACGCCGGTATCGCTACAATCGGGACCTCCAGGCCCAACGGTATCGGGAACGCGGGCAGGAGTATGCGGACTTCATCTGGGACCACCGCCGGCAGATTCGCGATGCGGGGGCTGGGCCCTTGATTCCCGTTCTCACGGAGTGGCGCTAATGGGCTGGCAACGTGGCAACAACATCCATCTGAACACCGTTACTCCCAAGTCGGGGATGACCATGCTCGCCGTCTGGGATACGGTGGCGAGCGACGATCTCGGCGTGACGTGGACGCGCGGGGGACAGAAGGCGAAGGACAACCCCACGAGTAATCTCAAGAACGGCTACACCGAACATGTGGTGGTCCAATGATTCGCGTCCCGCGTCATAACTGGGATACAGGGAACATGGAGCCCGTGGAGTATCCGGAGTCGCTGTTTGAGCCCTTCCTCGTGTGGCTCTGTACCACGTCGGCATGGCAGGAAGATCACCGCCGGGTGGAGCAGCAGTACCGCATCTTGGAGCGCAAGATGGCCGACTACCGGAACCCTCCGGATAGCCACCGGGAAGCGGACGCGCCGCCACTGGTGACCGCGGCCGAACAGGTCCGGGAGAAGCGGCGGGCGAATCTCGCCAAGGCCCGCGCGGCCCGGAAAGCGAAACAGGAGCTCGCCCATGCCGAAGCATAAGGCGTACTTGGGAGAAATCCCGGCTGTCGATAAGGGACTGGGCAAGGCGGGGCCGTTCCAGGCGGATGACCGTATCACGTCTACCGAGAGTGGGCGCCATGTCATCCCGGAACACGACAAGGCCATCGAGCAGGCCATGACCCAGCTCTATGGAGGCTTGGCGGGACTTCGGTGTGATCCAGTGCAGGAGTGGCCGGGCGACCACGACGAGCCCTACGGGGTGCCGAAGAAGGTCCGCGAAGGGATCGACGCGAAGACGACCTACGGGGAAGCGGATCGGGACGACCAACCCCGCATCGTGGCAGACAAGCCGGGGAAGCCGGACCGCCGAGTGGCCAACTCGGACCTCTCGGGGCTTGATCCGGACGACACGAGTTTCACCACGCACCACTAGGAGGCCAGTATGCCGGGCATCGGAGGCGTGAAGGGCGGCAGCAATGGGGTCGGGCCATTCCAGCTCGATCATCACTACGCGGACCTAAAGGAACCGGGTCGGCACGAGCACGACGAGCATGACGCGGTGATCGGCAAGGTCCTGGGGCTGGAGCAGCGGAACCGGGGTCGGACGAGTCAGGCGGACCATGCGGATCAGCCGCCGATGACAGGGCCGGGCAAGCTCTCGACCGAGAAGCCGCAGCCAACGAGCACCGACCGCGCGTCGAAGATCAGCCGGCCGTAGCGTGCCGGTGGTGTCTCAGGCCCAGAGACGCTGGGCCTATGCGACGGCGGAAGGCAAGACGGATGCGCCGAAGTCCGTGGGCCAGGAGTTCGTCTCCGCGTCCCATGGGATTCGGGGCTTGCCGGAGCATGTGTCGAAGGATCGCACCAAGGAAATTGGCAAGCGACTGTTGCAGCGGGGCGGGTAAATGGCCTCACTCGCGGCCCTCCGCGCCAATCTGCTCCTGTACCTCGCCACGACGACGGACGACCCGCTCTACACGACGGCCGTCTGTAACGGGTTTCTCCGGGATGCCCACCACAACCTCCTCCACGAGATTCACACGACCAATCGGGCGTATCTCGCGAAGGATGTCCTCCTGACCCCGGACAGCACGACGACGCAGCCGTGGAGCACGACGCCGGTCTTGCAATACACGCTGAACCTGCAGAACCCGGCCATTACGGATTTCGCCTACTGGATCGAGCTCCGAAAGACGAACGATGACGGGGACCTGTTGCAGGAGTGCCGGCTCGAGGACTTCCGGGATGCGGGGAACGGCTATTTCGCGGTGGAGGGTCCGGATGATGCGGCGGTGATCCGGCTGTCCAAGGATACGGAGCAGGGGATCAACGTGTACCTGAAGTATGGCTACTGGCCCTTGGATATGCAGTTGGACACCGATGCGCCGAACGGGTTGCCGGTCCAGTACCACGATGTGGTGGCGCTCGAGGCAGCGTTCATCTTCGGGCTGGGGGGAGAGTCGGAATTGCCTCCCGAGTTGAAAACCCGCTGGTTCGACCGTCGGAGTGCGTTGCTCAATCACGTTGGGAAGCGTGGGGTCTGGCCGAGCCGGACGAAGGTCGATCCGTACGGAGTGGAGCAATACACATGATTGGAGCCGCATGGATGCGCTAACCTCTGCCAAACTGCTCGCGGGCACCCAAGGCCGGTGGCTCGCTTCCCAAGGCCAGTATTTCAAGGCTATCAGCCCGACGATCGGCACGGGCCAGTTGCAGCCAGCGGCTACGGCGTTCAGTGCCACGTCGGCGGGGTTTCTCGTGCAGAACACCGCTCCGGCGACCTCGAACGTGTTCGTATTCCCTGATCTCCTGCGGCTGCTCACCTCCGTCGTGGATGTAACATCGGCAGCGGGGTCGTTGCAATACGCCATCTCCATCGACAACATCCTGCGCTATTCCTCGGGAGGCACGCAATTGGTCACGCCGGGGACGTATGCGAATAACAATGGCCCCACGCAAACGTCACGGATCGGGGCCACGCCGCTCGGTGGGCAGGTAACGAGCGGGAAGTCCTATGGCCCGCAGGCGGCGGTGTTCGCTGGGGCGATTGTGGCGACGGCGGAATCCGCGAACGTGGTACGGATCGCCCGCGGATTCGTCAAGGCGGGTGCGGCGACGGCGGTGATGGTCGTGGGTGACGAAGTGGTATTCGCGTTCTCCAACTCCTACGACGGCGGTTCCAGCTCAACGAAAGTGGGGACCACGGCCTCGATCTATCGCCAGAGCCCCGGTTTGGTGGGTGGCATTGGCCCGCAGGGTTCCATGCTGATTCATCTGTGGGAGTTGCTGGAGACAACCCCGCCGACCTTCGAGACGGACTTCGGTTGGTGGGAAGTTCCGGCATACCCGGTCTAGATGCCTCGCCTTAAGAGAGACGAGACACTTGAGATTCCCGCCTGGATCGGCGGGCTCGAGAAGAACACCCCTCCGGCCCTGAACGAGCCCGGGACCTTGGCGGACGGGCAGAACTTGGTCCCCACGCAAGCGTCCCGCATGGCCTCCCGTGGGGGGTCGCGGATTGTCACGACTTTGAAGAACGACGCCGGGTCGCCGGTAGAAGTCACCGGCTTGGCGGGGATTTTCCCCTGGACCTCGGTTGGCGGACTCGTCGTGGGCTACGATACGGCCCAGCACAAGAGCTACGCGTGGTATCTCACCCAGGACATGGCCTTCAAGGGGGCCACGGAAGCGCAGAGCCGGGTCGATCTCTCGCTTGAACCCACGGGGACGGTCGTTCATGCCTCGTGGAAGGACACGAACGGGGCCCCGATGCCCCAGGCGACGGAGTTGTTCGAGGGGATCTACCTGTGTGACGCGCAGTTGAGCATTGCGTCCCGTCGGTACTTCCTCTCGCTCAACCAGACTGTCCCGGTGGTGCAGATCGGGAGTCCGTCCCCCAATACCAAGGTGCCGCGGTTCGCCTTTGCGGGATCGGGAGACCAAGGCACCGCCACGAGTGGGACCGCGACGACGCTGGTGGATACGACCAAGGTCTGGACGACGAGCCAGTTCAACGGGTTCAGCGTGACGATTACCGCCGGGACGGGAGCGGGAGAGACGGCGATCATCACGGGGACGACGGCACCGAGTACCCTGACGGTGGCGAGCTGGAGTATTGCGACGCCGGATACGACCTCGCAGTACGTCATCACCCCAGGGGTGGCGAAGGAAATCCTCCCCTACTGCTTGGAGACGTACAATAACGTCCTCTTTATCGCGGGCTATGGGTCCGAGGGTCCGGGGGACCAAGACCGCCCGGAACTCTTGCGCCACAGTTTCTTGGGCGTGGCGCCGTCGAATAGTCTGGCCTTGGGGGACATCTCGGACGGGTTCGACAAGAACGCCTACAACATCATCGGGGCCAAGGGGCAACGGGTCACCGGGATGAA